GGAATCAATCGTTCTGCCGTCACTCGAATTAGAAACGGAGAACGCAAGATAGGTAATCTCACGCTCGATACTGTTATTAAAATTCAGAATTGGATTGATACAGGTAATTATCATTTTAGCTATGATTACAGTGATTTAATCCAAGGGCTAGAATCTGATATCGCAGAAGGCCTAACAGACGAATATCTCTACATCGTTAGAGGTGATTATCTTGAAGCGTTGGATTACAAGCCAATCGTAGATTACTACTATACGCACGAAGAAATTGAGGAAAGTGATCTAGCAGAAAAGATCAAGACACAAGATGTATTATCTGAAATGAGAAAGTATAATGAATTAAAGAAAGACTAAAAGACGGGTAAGATGCCCGTCTTTATTTTTGTCTAACAAAAGCATGAGATAAGCCTTTCAACCACTCGTAAAACAATTTGTATGTGGTCGTTTTAGAGTAATACATATACTTCCTGCCTGCGCCTGAAATATTCATCGACTTGTGTACGAATACAGCTTTAATCGCTCTCAGCAGATTCTCATCCGTGTTCTGCACGTACTCGCTGATAGCATCTTGCCACATGTTCAATTTCTTGAGTTCGTCATCTGCTTCTTCAATTTCAATAATCTTCAACGCTTGCGGAGTCGCTGGCTTCGTGCTCTTAATTTCAGCATTCTTATCCGTCTCTCTGTACGGATAGCGTAACTCTTTTTTCCGCTCGGCAATCATCTGTTTAATTTGATTATGATAATATCTCCTTAGCCAAAGGATCTCTGCGCTAAATTCGATTGTTAAATCTTTCTTGTTCACACGCTCCCTCCTAACCTTTCAATCTCCTCATCGCATCTCTTAACCTGCTTCTTTAACCAATCCCTACGCTTTGATGCTACTTGCAGACCAAAATCTCTCTGCACGACTGCCATGTGCTCAGGTTCTAAATCTCTCAAATAGCATTCTTTCGCATGTTCTAGCTGTGCTATTTTATCCTCCAACATTGTTACGCTCCGCTGTTTCTTTTAGATTTTTGGCAATCTCTGCATCGATCGTTTTATTAAGCTTATCGACCTGCTCTGTGATTTCTGTATTTTGTTTTTCCAGTTTAAAAATTTTATCATTTAGGTTTTGATTCGCTTCATGTTGCTTGTAAAATCCAAAGCAGACTACTGCCACGAAGACGCACAGGATTAAGTAAGTAAACTTATTTAAAAATTTATCTGAGTTCATCTTAATCTCCTTTTTTCTTTAAAAATTCGGGCATGTCATCACCGACCGATATGGATTCGTACTGATCCTTGTTGACCAGATACTTTCCATAATGCCTGACTGTGACATGATACCTGCCGTTGGCTTCTTCCTTGTGTGTTACTATCGGCTTATTAAATGTCGCCCCCGCATAGAATGATACTACGCAAGAAGCAATGAAAAATATTAATTTAATCTCGGTCATTGTTGACCTCATCAATATCTTTCCACTCACCAGTGATTTTGTTTTCTAACAAAACATATGGCATAACCCTTTCTGAAACGTTAAAACAAATCTTTATTTCTTCCCATTTACTCCTAGTGTATGGGTATCTGTTTGGTCGTTTCATTCTGTTACCTCCTCTATTTCAACACCTTCGCAAGAGAAAACCCAGCCGAAGCCTGCTTCTTCTAGTTCTTTGCGAGTGTGATGTTTCATAAGCTCTCCAAAACTGCCAAGACTTCTTAACTTCCAAGTGTTCGAAAGTTCCCCAAAAACTAAAAACTCGCATTCTTCATTCACACCTTTAATCTTAACCAAATACCGCTTCTCTTTCTCGACTGTGTAGCCGTCCAGCCATGCTCGAGCAAATGTTTCTTGGTTGTTGTCGGTTTCTAAAAATTCTTTTAGTTTTGAAAAATCTTTTTGATTTGCGTAATTGTAAAAATATACATCGCCAACAATTAAAGCGTGTTGCAAATCAACGTGAGTAAATTTACAATACTCAATCCAATCCGCCACGAACTGCGGGATAACTGGTTTATTCAATTCTTGCCGAATCTTATCAGCATCCTTCAATTGATTTCCAACCCATTCTCCCTCAAACTTGCCTTGCTCGTATCCTTCGCGCCATTTTGCATGACTAAAATCTTGCTCAAATTCGCTCATAATAGCTTTTAGCCATACTTCTCTATTATGTAATGGCAATTCTCTCAGCCGTGCGATAACATTTCGAACATAGCGTGGCGCTTCTTCTGCGTGACCTGCTTGTGGTTCGTCTGAGAATCCTTCAATAATATTTATAGCCTCTTCAAGACCTGCTATATACCCCTTTCTTTCTGGGATTGATTTAGCTAGTAATATTTCCGTTCTAATTATGGAAATCAATTCCTTCTGATTCATTTTCATCCTCCTAAACTATTAAACGGTACATCCCATTTATAATTTTCATATTTTATTGTTTTATTTCTGGTAATTTTACCTTTGATAATTTCAACCTCTTGTGTAAATTCCCTGCCATTCTCAAAAACAAATATTTTAAGATCAACACAATATTTTTTAGACAATTTTACAAAATCGTCAGCCTCTACAGCCCATGCTTGTTTAAAAGGCATTTCTATGATTTCGATAGCTTCAGCATCTCCAAAGAAACCAAAAGCTAAAATATTGTTTTTGGATTCGGTAAATGCACGATTAGCGCCTTTAAAGTAAAAAGCACAGAACTGAGGATTTTTAGGAATAATCGGACCAGCCGTTTTTGGATTGGTCATCTCATTAAGACCTCTAATAATAATACTATTGTCATCACCCATAATTTCAATTTTCATATCATTGCCCCAAAAATCGCCTCCTTCAAAAACGTTTTTCAGATAGTCAATGATTTGATTCTTTGTTCCACGGACTTTAATAGTCCCTTCAGCCCAATTTGGCATTTTTTCCTCCTTGCTCATCAAAAAACTTTTCAAAATCAAGCCAATCATCCTTGATGAGATTACCTACTTTAGTGACTTTGCTTCCAAATCCTGCTTCTGTCACTTCTATTCTGACATATTTTCCAACCAAGTCTTCCCATTTTTTGACGCCGACAACAGTCATAATTCTATCAATAAATTCAAAACCTTCTTGCGTAGCAACTCTTTTCTTCTTGCTCTTGTCATATCCGTCAAGTGCTCGTCCACCAAGTCCAACACCAAAACCATTACCTTTTAAATATAAATAACAAGTCAGAATTCCATGCTCTTCTCTTCCAAAAAAGGTTTCATCGATTTGAGCGTTAACTATTTTATTCATTTTCCATCCCCTCAATCAACCAATCCAGATTTTTTCTGGCCTTCTTCAGGTCTTCCAGTCCGTTTTTCTTTGCTTCTCTTAAAATGTATTTCAAAGTGTTCCCTTTATAAAAACCCCTGATTTCTTCTGTTGTCATGAAATTACGGACAACGTCTATTGCTTCGAGACCAAACTTGCCCTTGTAGTGACTCGGATTATTGACCTTGTCTTCTTCGGTCATTTCATCTAGTACTTGTTCGTATGATTTTTCTTTCATTTCAAATCCTCTTCTTTCACCCACACGCCATCGATTAGCTTGCCCTCTCGGTCTTTGATTTCATTCCACGCTTGAGACAAGCAGTCTTCAAATTTTAAGTTTTCATATTTAGCAATCGTCCTTAGGTACGAAATTAGTCGCACAATAGGTTCTTCGATTTCATCTTTCGTCCGTCTCACTTTCAAAGAGATAAGACCGATTGTTTCAGACGCCTGAGGCATCAGATCACTTGGCTGTAAATGGTTGTAAATTATATTAAAATCACTGATCTTTTCAAGCCCTTGCTGTTGTGCAAGTATAATCAACACAACTACCACATCGCCAATCGAATCCTTAACGACTTCCTTATTCCCCTTCGCAAGTCCAGAAGCTAATTCTCCAAACTCCTCATAGAGCTTTAGCATTTGCTTCTTGCTGTCTGCCTTGTCCAGACCACGATCAATAGACCATTGCTGTACGTTTGTAATTAATTTGTGTAATTTCACTTTAAATCCTCCCATTTTACAATTCCAGAAATTCTACATCTAGCATCAAGCCTATTTGCTAATGTATCACGCAGATAGATTCCATGTGTTGTTTCTATTGTGTTCCCGTAAATATGTTTAATTTTTACGATTTTAAAAAACTCACCGCTTTTCAAAACCTTGACATAATCTCCGACTTGATACATTCTAAATCCCCCACGATTTTTCCAAATGTATTTCACGCTTGAGTTTGCGCTTTAACTTTCTTAATCGCTCTTCCTCGGTCGTGTTCTGCGTGCTATCAATTTTCAATAAATATTTCTGCCCAGCTTCGACATCCCTGTCTCTTATCTTAGCCGAGTCTAATTTCTCTCTCAAACACGTTTCAAAGAATGCTTTATCAAATACAGGCGCTAACCGAATCATCGTATTCACGGGAGGTAATCGCCCCCACTTTTTGTCAATACGGATTCTGGATGCTGTATAGCCTACTTCTTTCTCACTTGATATAAACGTGCGCAGAAATTCAAATACATTTTTATATTCGCTCTGCTTCTCTTCGATGATTGAGTAGAAGCGGTTTACGTTGTTCATGTTTTAAAAATCACCTCTTTTTTTCAAGTGCTACCGTGCTACCGATAAAAAACAAAAAGTAAAAAATATTTTTTAAGAATCCTTGTTTAATAGGCTTTCTCTATTATTACTATTATTATTTATACTTTTTTAAAAAATATCGGTAGCACGGTAGCATTATATAAAAATATTAAATAAAAACCAGTAATACCAAGAGTTAAAGGGTGCTACCGATGTGCTACCGATGTTCCATTTTATCGGTAGCATGCTACCGTTCTTTTTTTAAAGTGCTACCGATGCTACCGAAAAAAATTTAAATGCTACCGTTCTATTTTTTGATGATTCTTTTGAAAGCTTTTGTGTTTTTCCCCCCGATGCGGAAGACACCTTTTTCCCAATCAGGGTGATTATCCATAATCATATTTATTTTTGTTGATAATTTTTTATCGTTTGAACTTCTCATAAATAAGTTATACATAATTTCACGGGTAGATACTTTCATAAGTTTTTTAGAACCTTCTTCAAAGTCACTGCTGTTATCAAAATACTTACTTGTGTACTGATGTTGCTGTTGAATAGACCAGTTCTGCCAATTCTCAGGCACAGGCATATCCAGATACTCAAGAACTTGTAATTCGACTTCATCACGATACATAAACCGCTCACGATAAATATTTAATTCATCTTCGGTTTCTTCATCAAACATCAGATCAACACCAGATTTGTAGATTGTTACAGCCTCACCCCAAATCTGCTCGATTGTTTCAGGTTCGATTTCCATAGGGTGCTTGACTTGTGCGCTTGTGTTTGCCATCACAGGTAAAAACCTGCGCTCCCCTGTTTTATCCTTTAGGTATTCTTTCTGGTTCGTTGTTCTTGCTAAGATAAAATTCTTAGCAAACTCTTCTGTCCGCTTCATGTATGGCTTACGATATCGAAGACTTGTCTTTGATATAAAAGCTTTTGTTTCTGCGAATGACATGCGATTGCTCGCAACCATTTCATCATCATTTACAATCAAAGACTTTAACATGATGTCGTAATTATCCTTGTTTGCGAAATCAGTTACCGAATCTGTGTACCAGTCACCACCTAACTTCTGCAGTAGAGAAGTCTTCCCGACACCTTGACCACCAACTAAATCCAGAACGTAGTCGAACTTAACGTATGGATCATAAACCTTTGCTACTGCTCCAACCAACCACATTTGAGCTATTTTTGAAACGAGAGGGATATCATCTGCGCCTAGGTAGACTTGTAACATACGATTAATACGCTGTCTGCCATCCCATTTTTCTTGTGCTCGTTCCATGTAGTCAATAACTGGATTGTATGACCTTTCGGAAAAGAAGGTTTCCATACCGTCAAGCATAGCTTGGCTTGAATAAGCAACACCAAGTACGCTTTCAAAATAGACCTTAACAACCGAATCAAAATTTGAAGGTAGCTCACCTTTTTTAAGGATGGTATTTCCTATTTTGATATCCTTTAACAATTCATGTTCTTGTGAGAAGTCATTATGCTTTAGATAAATACTGAGCTGATCATCTGCCTTGAATGATACAAGCACATTCAGAGGACTGTTTGATTTGATCGCTCCTTTATCGGTCAGAATCATCTTATCTTGTGAGTTAATACTTACTACATCACCAATTGCTCTCACCTCCTATCTTTTTTAATCATACTTTCAACTGTTCGCATTAGTTCTTTCTCAGGCAATGGATTTTGACTGTTCGCATTTGCTAGTTGAGCAAGTTTCACAACGACTTCATCATCAACTGCTCGATATAACAACCCGCCTACGAAGCTTGCAAGCTTGTCATTTCGTCCGCCCTCATCACCAAAACCAAGAGCTATGGTCTCGAAGAGATCGGTTGTCTGTGTCCTATCTCGTTGATAAGAACGCCTAGCTAAGTTCCTGAGTCCATCTGTTCCATCATACTTATAGCCGTGAGTTTTACCATATTGTTCCTTGATAGCTCGGATTAAATCTCTGGAAGGGGTGACGATTGTCCCGCCTTCCTTTGATTTTTCTAAATCCCATTCATACTGACCTTTATCAGTTGCGGACGGAGCGACTAACACATAATTATTTTCGTGTGCTTTGATATCAACACCAGCTAAGAAACCAATCATTTGTGTGATGGGTTCGTCATCTCTCTTGAAATAGAAGAGATGCTTGCCACCGCTCGCTGTCTTGGCTTGTAAGGTCGGCTCGATTAAATCAAGGTATTCCCAGTTTTTGAGAGATTCAAAGCCGTTTGATTTACCGTGCTTATCAATATCGATGACAAAGAAATTCGTTGTTCTTAGGGCGATATTGGCGTTAGGGAAGCCGTCCCAAAAGTTTTCAATTTCGCTTGCAGACATCGGAGGTTTATCAGCGAAATCAACCAAAGGCATTTTATTTTTCGGATTGATTGGAATAACTGAAAACCCTAACTTCTGATACTGCAAGGCGTACTCTTTCATTGACGGCATGTCTTAACTCCTTATTTTTTTTAGAAAGGTAGACCATCATCGCTGATATCTTCTGGATTCACAGGTTGTAATTCGTCTTCTTCAATATCATAATTTCGATAATTTTTGCCTTTGCTTTCTGTTTTGGTAATCACTAGATTGAAATAAGAACCTACTGCTTTACGTTGTAGCGCCTCTTCCATACTCTTACCATCTTCGAAATCATCAGCATATACATCATCACCAGCAAGCACGATAGCTTTTTGGAAGAACTTAACAGTGCGTTGTAACGCCCAATCTAACTTTTTACCGTTCCACTCATCCAACGTTCCAAAGCTAGCGAACTCAGAACGTCCGATGTAGTCACCGCCACGAATTTCAAATTGATATTGGATACTTTCCCAACCGCTTTCTGCGATGTTGAATGTTGCTTGTTTTAGAACAACTGGATAAGTACCAGCAGGGATTGGTGCAGGGCCATTTGCGCTGTCTTTACGTGGATCGAATCCTTCTTTTTTAATTGATTTTGCGATATCTAATAAACTCATTTGTATTCTCCTTTTTTAATTAAAATAGTTCTTTATCAGAAGTTTTTTGTACCTTAGTTGCTTCTATCTTCTTTTCTGTCTTAGCAAGTTCATCTTCTTTTTTAGACACAGGTTTGACCTTTGCTGGTTCAACTGCCCCACGTATTGTGGTTAATATTTTTAGGATAGCTTTATCGTCTACCTGATCGATATAGTAAGTCTTCCGCTTACGGTCAACAATACGGTTGTAGTTATTGCCAAGCTTCTCGGTGTGAATCATCAGGTCTGAGTTACCGTTGATAAGATTTACATACTTATCCTTTAGACTTGGTTTATCCTTGGTTGCATTACCGTTGTCATCGTATTCAGA